GACGGGTGGCTGTCGATATTTCTATTGGACGTGTGTTTAACGGTAGGTTCTTAACCCTATAAGCTAAATCAGAAAAATCTGTGGATGTATTTAGCAATTTTATCACATCACACTCCTGACCTAAAGCTATGAGTTTACAAGCAAAAGCTTGTAATAAAGGTACGCCAATGTTCAATGCCAGTTCACAAGAACCGATTGCATAAAACATTTTACGGCGCATCTTAACATCCCTCAACTTAGCAAACCCAGTGGAAGCATTTGACAAAACCTTCCTTGGGTTGCGAACAAATTTCCAATGTTCAGGTAGTGTGGTGTCCCGTATATGTACTAAAGAGGATTGACAGAACCAAACCATTTCTGGAATTGTAGCTTTATTCTCTATTTTTAATTCGTGCCCAAATTTAATAAATATGTCAGTCAATTTATCTAATAGAGGGCCGTTTTCCCTCTCTACAATGATTAGGCAGTCATCACCATCATCCATAAGGTCATATTTGATAGGCCTCCCCTTTTTATCACACATTTCACCCATTGCAGTTATTGCCATTGCAGTCATTAGCAAACAATTACCAAGTGCAGTATTATAATCACCAGACATGCGTCTACCCTCAGCAGTATATCTGGTCCCATTACTGGCTTTACATTTATTAACAAGTTGGTAACTCAACAATTTTGCTAATGTTGTGTCGCAGCACTTAGAATTATAAAATTCATGCTCAAGTTGTAACAATTGGATGTTAACATGCTTATCCCAACGAGAGCAATCAAGTGAAGCAACTAATGGTGATCTAAAGTTGGACATTTTCTTTAAAAGTAGTTGTGCACGAGCAGATGGATTCATGCCTTTAACAATTATCCTACTTTTAAATCCAAACTTAGTGTGATACAATGAATGTTCTAATGGTTTTAACCATACGCCAATACTGAGTACGTAACGCTTGTTACGCGCAGATATTGGCCGGGGATCTGGATTAAATTTTTCAACCGGGTTAATACGTTCACACTTCACGAACATGTCAATCTTGCTATCCCTCTTACAAATTGGATCTAATTCAAGACTAAGCGCTGCCTGTATGTAGGCCTGTCTCTTTGGTCCAGCATAGCTAGAGTAAAACTCCTCATAACTTATGGGGCTAACTGGAGAAACAAACCTACGCATCCATTTCAGCGTCTTCCTAAGCATGAATATCCCATCACTAGTAGGTGTTGGAACTACACCTACAACTCTATTCCTAATGGATACAAGCTCATTACATGGACATGAAGAATGAACGATGGGTGATGTACAAAATGAGGTTGGAAGTGGTAACCGCCAAATCATTCGAGTAGAGGTGTGTAGTGTTGAGTTTTGCGCCACGCGTACGTTACAACCTGCTGCAATTGTCTCCAGTTGTTTTGGATAAGCGCAAGTTGCAGGCGCTAATTCAGCACACCCCTACTTAGTTGGGACAATGCGGTAGAACTTGGTCTTATAACGGCACCAAACATCATAGATGCCATAAAGTCCTACCAATGCGACTATAAATCCACCTACAATGCCAATCGCGGCGCAGGATGTTCTTGCTGCCAGCATATTGACCAAATAGTAGATGAATAAATGAGTTGACGTTATAATTGTTATATTTAATAACAAAAAGAAAAGTCGCATAAACCAGCCTTTCCAAGTTACTTGTAGCTGGTGTTTACCTTCGGCTACCTCATCAGCTCGATCAAGATGTTCCTGTGTGGAGGCAGATCCGAAGAAAGCGGTGAGATCTTTCTCAGCTGGTGTCAACGCCATAACCGCTTTAACTACAGGCCGGGTGAGCTGATAAGCTTGAAACTCACCTCCCAACTTGTTTTCAGTACAATAATTCATGCACTTATGCATGAGTGATCTGGCCTGTAACATGGTGCGTTTTGCACCAAACTGGGTCTTGGCAGCAAATGCATATAAATCTGCATGTACTGTTGTTCGCGTTTCATTGCTGCCACTTTGGTAAATCAACTCCAAATAATCCCCATCGACCGGACCCTCATCGTAAGGCTCGTTAACAACATCCTCACTAAAGTAATGTGGTATAGATACCATATTACAAGTGAACCGATACCTCCGCACACGTCGACCACCACGTATGCCACGAGCCCTGCCTCCTTGGGTTGACCCAGAACTAGCACTGGACTGGGTTCCCGAGTCCGAATCAGAGTCGGAAGGATTAATTGGTGCATGATTAGGATTTGCACCTTGTTGCATTCTAGGTTAGTGACTCCTAGATTACTTACCAAAGCCAAATGTGTAGGTCGAA